AGGCACCGGCCAGATCGGCACCGTAGATTTCCGGATTACAGGTCAGGTATTCCCGCAAGGTGTGCAGGGCGAAGGCCAAATAGGGCAAGCCGACGCAGTGGCAGCTTCTGTGGTCGTTGAAGATGGTGAAGTTGCCTACGGACTACTTGGCACTCCTGCAATCACGGGCGATGCAAATGTAGACTCCTATTTCTACACACCTTCGATCCGGGCTGACCTTGGTAGTGTCAACGTAGTGTCCGGCTACCGCGTCGATGGTGTCCAAGCGACCGGTTCAATAGGCAGCGTGATGGTTCAAATTCCAAAGATCGTAACCGTTACTGGCGTATCAGCAACTGGACGCGTGCAAACGCCCCTCGTTTGGGGTAACATCAACGACAGCCAAGACCCCAACTGGGTTGTCATCCCGACGTAAGGACCGAATATGGCGAGTACATATAGCAATCTCAAAATCCAACTTATGGCGACTGGTGAAAACTCGTCTACATGGGGCGACGTTACCAACACCAATCTTGGGACCGCCATTGAGGAGGCCATTGCTGGTTCAGCGGATGTAACTTTTGCCAGCGGCAACGTCACTCTGACGCTCTCCGACACGAACGGAACGCAGCAGGCGCGCAACATGCGCCTTAATCTCGGCGGTCCTACTGGTGGCTCTACGCGCAACCTTGTGGTCCCCAGCATAGAGAAAGCGTACATCGTCAACAATACCTGCGCAGATAGCGTGGTAGTTAAGACGGCTGCTGGCTCTGGCATCACCGTTCCTGCTGGTAAGACCATGTGGGTCTATAGCAATGCCACCGATGTGGTGGATGTCAACACGCACCTTTCTTCGCTAACGCTCGGTTCACCGCTCCCTGTATCCTCAGGTGGCACCGGTTCCAACACGGGCAGCGGTGCTGCACTTACCAACCTCAACGCATCTAATGTGTCTTCTGGTACGCTTGCAGTTATTTATGGCGGCACAGGCGGTACGACGGCAGCTACGGCACGTGTAAACTTACTTCCTTCTTATACCGCTAACGGTGGCAAAGTCCTTGCCCTTAATGCAGGCGCTACGGATACTGAGTGGATTTCGGTTGCTGGTGCGGGCACCGTTACTTCGGTTAACGCCACAACGGCTATCAGCGGTCTTTCCTTCACTGGTGGCCCGATCACTTCGGCTGGCACTCTTACGCTTACTGGTACGCTTGGCGTCCAAGGTGGAGGCACTGGCACTACGTCGCTTACCTCGGGTGCGGTCCTGATCGGTGCTGGCACGTCGGCAGTTACGACTGTCTCCCCCGGTACCACGAGTAACGTACTTACTTCAAATGGTTCTGCGTGGGTTTCACAGGCTCCCGGTGCCGCGGGAGTTAGCAGCTTTAACACCCGCACGGGTGCGGTTTCGCTTAGCTCGGTAGACGTTACGTCTGCTCTTACCTATACCCCAGTCCAATCCAACGGCACGGGTGCTTCGGGTACGTGGTCAATTAGTATTAGCGGTAACGCAGCAACAGCTACGTCAGCGACTTCCGCTACGTCAGCCACGACAGCAACATCGGCCACAAGCGCGACAACGGCTACAACGGCTACAACGGCTACAACGGCTACAACTGCAAACGCGCTCAACACGAGCAATAACTACCAAGTTAACAGCCTCGGCGTCGGCACTGCTGGCTCTGGCACTGCTGGTGAAATCCGTGCGACTAACAACGTCACTGCCTTCTACTCGTCAGATGCGCGCTTGAAAGAAAACGTACAGCCCATCCAGAACGCACTCGGCATTGTATCTGCTGTTGGCGGTAAGACCTTCGACTGGACCGATGCTTACATTGCAGAGCATGGCGGTGAGGATGATTACTTCGTCCAGAAGTCCGACTTCGGTGTCATTGCACAAGATGTGCAGGCTGTATTCCCACTAGCAGTCCGTACCCGCGACGATGGCACTCTGGCCGTTGACTATGAGAAGCTGGTGGCTGTGGCCTTTGCTGCGATTGCTGAACTACGCGCCGAGGTAGAGGCACTTAAGAAATGACGCTTAACTCATCAGGACCGATCAGCTTAGGTGGCACCGCTACGAACGCGTCCATTAACCTTGAACTAAGCCAAGCGTTCAACGCGCAGATTTCGATGAATGACGCCAACGTGCGTACGCTAGCTGGGGTGGCATCTGGTGCCATTATCATGCCGACCAACTTCTATGGCAAGAGTGCGGGTGCTACTGTTAATTTTAACGACGCAGTTGTTTCGGCTGCTGGCGTTCCCGCTCAATCTGCGGGATACCGCATAAATACAAACGGATTTGTTTACCAAGTGGTAAACGGTACCGATACATCGCTTGGCCAGTGGGTGACACCATCTTCCGCAGGTGGAAACTACGAAGTTTTTGCTACACTAGTTAGCGGCACTCTTTCCTCAGGAACTACGGGTTCTTGGGTTGCTACCTCTGGAACCCCGCTGTGGACACGGGTGGCGGTTATATCAGGCACCATTAATACCGTAGAGTTAGGTATGGATATTCGCGCCACCGGGACCGGAACAGTTCTTGATTCGTGGTCTGTAACCCTTGAGGCTGAAAGGTTCTAATGCCCTTCATCAAACTTCAGTTTAAGCCCGGTGTGAACCGCGACCAGACCGACTACTCCAACGAAGGTGGTTGGTACGAGTGCGACAAGATACGGTTCCGCTCTGGCTATCCGGAGAAGATTGGCGGCTGGCAGAAATCTACGCCGAACCCGTTTATTGGCGTGTGTCGCCAGATGTGGAACTGGATCACCACGTTCTCGGACAACTTCCTTGCCTTGGGGACGAACGAGAAACTCTACATTGAGGCTGGCGGATACTATAACGACATCACGCCGCTGCGTACGGTAAACCCGACGCTGGCAACTCCTGTGACGGACAACTCCGTCTATACGTCAACGACCACGCCGACCATCGTAACCATAACTTTAAGCTCCGTGCATAATGCGCAGTCGGATAACTATGTCACTATCTCAGGTGTAACTGGCACCATTGGCGGAATCCCCGCCAGCCAGATCAACGGCAACCATCAGATTACCGTGACGAATACTTTCTCATTCACTATTCCTGTGACAGGCCCAGTTACCTCAAACGTTTCTGGCTCTGGTGGCACGGCGATTAGCATCAGCTTTGAAATCGACATCGGCAACCCTATTGCTGTCAACGGTTACGGCTGGGGTACAGGCGTCTGGGGTCGTGAAGCATGGGGGCTTGGGTCTACAACACCCATCACTCAGCCGCAGCGCGACTGGTGGCTCGATAACTTCGACAACGACCTTGTGGCAAATATCCGCAACGGTCCCGGTTACTGGTGGGCTCGTGGTAGCACTGTTAATCCATCTACAGCGCTTGCCTCTCGGGCTATTACGCTCCAAGCTCTTGCGACGAGTGAGGGCTACAACCCTGACTATGTGCCGGTTAAGATCATGCAGTTGCTGGTCTCGCAGCAGGATAAGCACCTCATTTCCTTTGGTTCTGTGCCTTATAACAGCACGCTTGCGACTGACTTTGACCCACTTCTGATCCGCTGGGCATCCCAAGACAACCCGGGCCAGTGGTTGATAGACACCACTACGAGTGCTGGATTCCTGCGCATTTCACGTGGTTCCCAGATCATCCGTGCTCTCCCGACGAGGCAGGAAATTCTCGTCTGGACGGATACAAACCTGTATACGCTCCAGTTTCTCGGCACGACAGATGTGTTCGGCCTTCAGGAATATGCGGACAACATCTCTATTGCTTCTGCTCGGTGCATGGCATCCGCGTCCAACATCACCTATTGGATGGGGCAAGATAAGTTCTATGCCTACACTGGTCGCGTCGAGACGCTGCCCTGTACCCTGCGCAACCATGTCTTCCAGAACCTTAACTATAGTCAAGCAGCACAGATCGTCTGCGGGACCAATGAGCAGTGGAACGAAGTTTGGTGGTTTTACCCTACGCTAGACAGCGATTACAACAACGCCTATGTGGTCTATAACCACCTTGAAAAAATCTGGTATTATGGGACCATTGACCGTACGGCATGGCTCGACACCCCGCTACGCCAGTACCCGCAGGCTGCTAATACACCGGTAAACATAAACAACCTCGGCAGCGTCATCGTTGGCGATGGTTATGTTTATGGCCACGAGAACGGCATCAACGACGACACAGACCCCATGGTGTCTTTCATTCAGTCGTCAGACTTTGACCTTGATGACGGCTATAAGTTTATGCTCAGCCGACGCATCATCCCAGACATTGAGTTCAACGGCTCCACGTCAAACGCACCAGAAGTCACCATGCAGATTAGAGCACGTAATTTCCCCGGCTCTACGCTGTCCAATAACCCCAGTGATAGCAAGCTCGTGATAGAGACGTCGGTAGATCAATATACAGAACAGGTCTTTGTGCGTGCACGCGCTCGCCAGATGGCGCTTAAGATTAGTTCTGAAACCCTCGGCGTACAGTGGCAACTGGGTGCCCCGCGCCTTGACGCTCGTGAAGATGGTACTCGGTAATGGCGCTCGAGAAATTTAAAGCTGCCCCGCTTCCTAACCCGCCTGTACAATACGATCCACAGTATGTGCGGCAGCTTGTTCGCGTCCTCGAACTTTATTTCTCTCAGTTGGATTCGCTCACCCCCAACCAAGCGGCTTCTTATCGGGCTGATGCTTTTTATGGGGGTACTTTTAGTGGTATCTTCGCTGCGCGGCCAGTGACTACAACCCAAAAGAATGCTTTAACGGCACAGGCTGGGTGGGTTGTTTTTGATACCACGCTGGGTAAACTATGCGTATATAATGGCACAAACTGGCAAACGATAACTTCAACTTAGAATCTTTGGACAAATCGGTAATACCAGTGTAAGTACAGAATAGCGCTCAAGGATTTAGGTTATGCAGGAATTGGACGTTCAGCCCACTAATCCCACTCCGTACACCCCTGCAGGGGGCATGTACAATAATAACCCGGTTCCGGGGGCTGGTGGTTTGCCGTCTCTTTCGGGTTTGAACACCCGTATGAACCCAATGGCTCAGGAGCTTCAGGGCCAAGGGCGTGGCGAAGATTCCATGCTCGTGCACATGACACCGGGCGAAGTAAATAGCCTTCAGGGTCTAGCTATGGCACATGGCGGATCGCTTACTATTAACCCAGAAACAGGTCTGCCCGAAGCTGGCTTCCTTAAGAAGTTACTACCTACACTGCTAGGCGCAGGGCTTATGCTTATTCCGGGCGTGAACGCACTTGCTGCGGCTGGTATGGTCGCTGGTGGCTCTGTTCTAAAAACAGGTAGCCTTAAGAAAGGTCTGATGGCCGGTCTCCAAGCCTATGGCGGTGCTTCACTTGCTGGTGGTTTGGGTGCTGGCAATGTGTTTGGTAACGCGGCTAAACAAGCGGGTACTGGTGCCGCAACTGGTTTTGGTAAATTTGCTACGAGTCCTGAGCTTTTGGCTCAATCTGCCGCAGAGGGCGGCGGGGCTGTTGGACTTGCGGGCCAAACTGCGGCTAAAACGGGTCTTGCTGGGATCGCACAAGGCTTCGGCACTGCGGCTAAGGCTGGTCTACCTGCTGGTACTCCGGGGATTATCTCCAAAGCTGCACCCATGATTGCTGCTTCTGGTCTTATGAAGGGTGTTACTGGCGCAGTGGCCCCATCAGGTGGCGGTGGTGTAGCAGGACCGGCTGGTCAGGTTGATAACTCGTACCAAGGTCCATACTACGCGCAGGATAGGCAGCGGATTCTAGACCCTGAGGGTCCTACTTCATCGAAGCAGCGCCGCCACTTTGCCGTTAGCATGCCAGAGATATATAACACTATGGGTCAGGTCGTACAGCCCGGTTCCAATACAGCACGCGGCACGCAGATCATGCAGCCGGTGCTAAACCCTAACGCTAAGAAGGGTCAGAACATGTACGACTTCCAGCCCACTACCTACATGGGTGGCGTTGACCCTGACGAAGAAGACACAGGCTACGCCGTTGGTGGCCCGGTGAATATGCGCAACGGTTCTTTTGTAGTCGATGCACGTACGGTATCAGAGCTTGGTAACGGCAGCAGCAATGCTGGCATGGAATTTTTATCTCGTATGGGTGGACGCCCAATACAGGGACCCGGTGACGGGGTAAGTGACTCAATACGCGCAAGTATTGGCGGCAAGCAGGATGCCCGTATCGCCCGCGACGAAGTGCTGTTTCCCCCAGAGGCAGTTAAACGATTAGGAAATGGTAGCTCAAAGAAGGGCACTGCTAAACTATACTCGCTTATGAACAAGGCGCACAAAGCCCGCAAGAAAGCAAAGCGTGGACAAGATACCAAACTGCGTCGTGGATTAGGATGATTTGTAATGGCTAAAAGTACTACACAGAACGTTGTTCAGACCACATCGAATATCGGACCGTCGCAGCTTCCGTACTACAACACTGCGATGCAGGGTGCCCAGTCTCTGCTTACCACTCCGATGCCGGTCTATGATCGTGAGCGTCTCGAAGGGTTTACAGACCAACAGAAGAAGCTTCAGGGCGAAGTTGCCGGTATGCAGACACCGGGCCAATTTGGTGCTGCTTCAAATCTCTCTGCAGCCGCTGGACTCGGTTCGCTCCAAGCAGGGCAATATACGCCGGGTCAGTTTGGTGCACAGCAGATAGGTCAACCTAACCTCCAGCAGTATAGTATGCAGGGGCCAGCTAACGTACAGGCCCAGCAGTACGGTACACCTCAGATGGGTGCTGCTCAGACCAGCTTCCAACCCAACTTAAATTACTTCCAAATGCAAGGTCCACAGCAATTTGGTGGGGTGCAGGCGCAGCAGTATATGTCGCCCTATGCCCAGAACGTCACCGACATACAGAAGCGCGAAGCTATCCGTGACGCCCAGCAACAGCAGTTGGGTGCAAACCTTGGGTCGGTTAGACAGGGTACATATGGCGGTGCCCGCCAAGCCCTTGCTCAGACAGAGCGTGAGCGCAATCTAGGTATACAGTTAGGCGACATCCAAGCACGTGGCTCGCAATCAGCGTATGAAAATGCGCAAGCTCAGTTCGAGCGTGACCGCGCAGCGGGTATGACGGTAGGAGGCCAGAACCAAGCTGCCGCACTACAGACGCAACAACTTGGTACACAGACTGGCCTACAGTCGGCACTTGCTAACCTCGACTCTGCTTCGCAGGCTAACGTCCAGAACTTGGCGGCTCAGCTTCAAACGCAGGGACTTAATTCCGAGCAGGCTATGCGCGCAGCATTGGCTAACCAGCAGGCGCAGCTTACTACAGGCCAGCAGAACCTTAGCGCCGCGCTTGATACACAGCGTCTCGGTGCCCAAACAGGTCTTGCTGCACTCCAATCGAATCAGCAGGCTGACCTCGATAGGCAGCGTATGGCGGAACAATCTCGCCAGTTTGGTTCACAGCAGGGTCTTGCAGGTCTCGCTCAGGCTAATCAGGCAGGTCAGACACTCGCCAATATCGGTTCGGCACAGCAGAATGCGGACATTTCACGGCTTGGTGTGCAGCAAGGTACAGCGGCGCAGACGCAGGCACTTGAGCAGCAGAAGCGTGATCTTGACTACGCAGACTTTATGCGGGAAGCCGATAACCCATACACACAACTTCAGCGTTATATGGGCCTACTAAGCGGTGTGCCACAAGCGACGACCACCACACAGACGTCAACTGCTCCGACACCAAGCATCGGGCAACAGCTTTTGGGTGCTGGCGTCACTGCAGCAGGCTTGTATAAGCAGTTTGGTACTTAAGGGGATATACGTTGTCTGACTCGTTCAACATTGGGGAACCACAGCGCGTTGCTATGGAAGTTGGTGGCAATAAGGAGCTTCTTGCGAAGCGTGCCAGCAATGGTACCATGAACCCAACAATAGCCGTGCTAGCCGGTATGTATATCGACTACATGAAAAAAGCACAGGCTATGGGGATGGGGCAACCGCCTACCGTAGCTCAGCAAGTTCTTGGCGGTCAGCCTCCTGCGCCCCCTGCGCCCCCTGCGCCTCCCGCTCCTCCTGCGGGTCTTGGTGCTACACCACAAGCTGCGGCTATGCCACCTGAGATGGGTATGCCTCCACAAGAAATGGCTCCTCCACAAGAAATGGCTCCCCCACAAGAAATGCCTGCTCCGCAAGGTGAAATGCCAATGATGGCTGAAGGCGGCATGGTGCCTCCTTACGCTTCTGGCGGTGGCCTATCTGATGTTCCTGTGCCTGATGACATGTTCGATGAGCCACGCAATGGCGGCTTCGGTGACGGCTATGCAGGTGGCGGCATGGTTGCATTTGCTGCTGGCGGACGGACTGGGTACGAGGATTTCCGTAGAGCTATCATCGCGCAAGAAAGCAATGGCCGCTACGGTATCGCTAATGCTGAAGGCTCTGGGGCTATGGGTATCGGGCAGATTATGCCCGGGACTGCACGTGCAATCGCTAAGCGTATTGGACTTCCCTATCGCCCAGAGCTTCTCGCGGGTACTGATGAGGCGTCTCGTGAATATCAGGACGCCCTTACCGCCGAAGCTACTAAAGAGGCGTTTGCCTATGGCAAGGGCGACCCACAACTTGCGGCTCAATACTATTTTGCTGGACCTAACAAAAAAGGCTGGGGTCCAAAGACACAAGAGTATGGTAGCGATGTGATGCGACGTCTGGGCAAGGAGGGAACTCCTATGCCGCGTGAAGCCGACACTAACACTGCCCAAGGTCGGGCTATGTCCCTCGAAGACCAACTCGCATTTTCTGACCGGCTGTTTAATAACCTTCCTCGTGAAGCTATGGAACGTGCAAAAGCAGCTACGCTTAAAAAACTTGACCCTGCATATATAGAAAAGCAAGAAAGGCTTAACGAAGCCGAAGCTATTACTGCGGCTGGTTTGGAACTAATAGCACCAGAAGAATACAGAGGGGAGAATATCCTTGGGTCTATTGCAAAAGCAGTTAAGACCGGACTCAGTGCTTATGGAACCGGGAAGAAAGAACAGAAAGCCGCTGACAACGCAGCGATTCGTGAGCTTATGGAGTACGAAGAACTTGACCGTAAGACCGCTGTCGCTGCTTATGGATTTGGTATGGACGCCTACAAGCTTGGCGTAACGGCTGACCAAGCAAAACGTGCACTAGCGTTCGACGAAAAGAAGCTTGCTACTACAGTCAGTGAAAATGCGCTTGATCGTGAAGTACAGATGGCTGCGGCTATGTACCGGGCACAAAACCCGTCGGATTTTGATACTAAGTTTGCCATGTACCAGAAATCCTACCCCGGCGTTAGTGAGGTTGCTATACTTAAGCAGATGAAGACTGATGGCTTACTCGGTAGCAACCAAGCAGGTATGGCCGGACTAGTTGGTGTGGATGGCGAAATGGGTAGCGCGGGCGACGCTAATAGTGGTATGAGTATAGTTGGTTCCCGACCCGTACAGTGAGGTAAGACATGCCCGACCGGATTTATTCTGTCCAATATAACGGGCGTATCTATGACGTTCGCGCCGCTGATACGGCTACCCCAGACCAAATCTTTTCGTATGTCCGTCAGCAAGCTGGCGGCAGTGGACCTCAAGGCCCAAAGGAAGAAGAGAACCTTCTTGAGAAAATCCCCGTTGTCGGTGGGTTGTTGGCCGGTGTTGCGGACATTCCGCTCAATGTTGTCTCTGGGTTGGCTAGTACGAGTAAGACCTTTACCGACGCGTTCGGTGCTGAGAACATGGCTTCCAATGCACTTGAGACTGTAGCCGACTACGCAGAAAGCCTGACATCGGCTCAGTCACGCGAAGACGAGAAGACTGCCGCTGCTATCCGTAAGGCCGCAGAAGGTAAGGGTATCTGGGAAGAAGTCAAAGCCGCTGCGGAGTCGTTTACTGTTAATCCGCTTGACACGCTTGCTAGTATCACAGGCTCCGCGCTTCCATTCGCCGCTGCCGCTAGAGTAGGGGGTCCCGGACTTGCTCTTGGTCTTGGTGCTGTATCCGGTGCGGGTAACGTTAAAGGTGGTATCAGTGATGCCGTGTACGCACGTGCGATAGAAGCTGGTGTACCCGACGCAGAAGCAAAAATCATGGCTGAAGAAGCTCAGGCTTATGGCGGTGAAAACCTTGATCAGATCGGTTTAGCCGGTGCGTTGGGTGCCATAGCCGGTGCTACAGGTTTTGATAAGGTACTTGGCCGTGCAATCGCCAAAAGTGCAGTCGAAGATGTCCTTGAGGACGTAGTTAAAAAAGAAGCCACACGCGGTCTCGCACGTCGTACGGTTACAGGGGCTGGGGCAGAAGCTATACCTGAAGCGGGTCAAGCTGGCCAAGAACGGTTTGCACAAAATCTCGCCGAGCAACGCGCAGGATATGAGACTGATCTTATGGCTGGTGTGGCCGGTCAAGCTGCATTTGAAGGTCTAGCTGGCGGCGTCCTTGGTGGTATCGGTGGTATACCGGGGAAGCCTACGCCGGGTCCTATTGCTACGGATGAAGAAATTGCTACGGACCTAGAGGGCTTTGAAGCTGATATCGCAGCCTCGGGTATGCCGGAAGCGCAAGACCCCGTTATCCGTGCACGTGCTGCTGAGATTATGCAGATTGACTCTAGCGCCGACCCGATAGAGGCTATTGAGATAGCGGTAGCCGAACGAAACCGGCAAGCTGAACTTGACCAAACGGAGGAATCCGATGCTGCTGAAAGACTTGACGTTGGAGGAGGTGGGCCTGACGTTTCAGGTGTTGGCGGAGCAGATGCCGCTGCAGAAGCTGCCGGATCATCTGCAGATGTTGGACGAGGACCAGTGGGAGGAGTTGGCGTTTCTGCTGGACAACCTGTGGTTAATGAAGGAGTTGTCGAGCCTACACTGAAGCCCGCATCAATTATCCCGCCCATCGAGGAAATCAGCCCACAAGCTAATATTGCTGAGCAGCTTGCACCTACCGTACAGCCCGCACCTGCTGCTACTGCACCGGCTGTAGAAGATGTTGCGCCTATCGCACCTGCACCTACACAGGTCGTGGAAGAAGCTGCGCCTACGCCGCTCCAACAAATCGCCAACATGAGCGATGGTGTTCAACGTGCACGGGCGATTAAAACGTATCTCACGGACCTTCAGGCTCAAGGCAGTGGGTTCGATCAGCTTCGGGTTGTACAAGATGCTATCGACGAATACCGCGCACTTACTGAGCCCCGCCGCGTTGAGCAACGTACCCGTAGGGAAGCCCGAAAAGACTTAAAGGCTGAAGAGGCTGCGCTTAACACCGTCGAAACTCAAATTGCCGAAGCCGCATCTACACCAGAACAAAAAGTTTCTGATATTGCTGGAACGCTGGAACAGAATATTGCTGCACCTACTGAAGTAGTACCTGCTCCAGTTAGCACGCTACCACCTGAAGTACAGGCTGCGCAGGCTGAAGTTGACCAGAAAAACCCCGGCTTTGAAATCCGTTATGACGAAGACAGCAAACGCCGCCGGTACTCGTACGGGCTCTCGGACGGCAAAATCCTATTCAGTTCGCCCAATCTCAACGCCGTTAAGAACCGTATCCTCGACGAGAAGCCGGTCCAGCCACAGAAAACTATCGACGGCGTTCCAGTCACGGTGGTGCCTGCGGGCGAAGCCAAGGGTATTAAACCACAGGTTAAGCGGGAAGCACCGCTTCAGATCGAGCCGCCGAGTATTGCTGGTAAGCTATCACCTGCTCAAGAAGAGCAGCAGAGCCTGCTCCTAGCTGAAATCGACGAAGCCCGTAAAGCATTGCTAATTAACAACGCTGAGCGCACCGAGCTAGTGGAGATGCTTCGTACCCCGACAGGCAGAGACCTTGCGAGAAGCCGCGAGTGGACGCTTGCTACGGCAATTCAGAACGACATTAATAAGCTCAAGGACGAAGGCAGTGCACTACGGGGCGAGGAAAAAATACTCGCCAAAAAGCTAGGCCGCGATGTCCGTCTGGAACCAGAAGTAGATAAAGAAGGTAACGTCACCGAAGAACTAACTGCGGAAGAAACTGCGCTTGCGGAGAAGGTCGCGGACTTGAAGAAGCGCACCGAGACTCAGAACGACGCGTTATCAGCAGCTAAGTCTGGTATCTACAAGCGCACCCGCGAAAAGCTTGCGGAGCGTAAGGACACGCGCCAAAAACGCATCGCTCAACTTAAGCGTAACCGCGAAAAGGGTTTAATTAGCGAAGTTGTGTTTAGGCGTGAGATGGGCGAAGTGCGTCCCGAGCGTCCCATGTTCCGCAAGGGTAAGGGCAAAGCTACTGGTATCACGCTCGAAGAGCTTAACAACGCAGTCAAGGCTATCACGAGCCGCTGGGGTGCGCGTCTTGAACCTAAGATGGTGCAGTCTGTTGCAGACCTCCCTGATGCTATCCGCAAAGAAATCGAGAAGCTTGGCCGTACCGATGCGTTTGGCTTCTATAAGGACGGCAAGGCGTACCTGATTGCTGACAATATGAACGGCGTTGAGGACGTAGCGCCTACGCTCTACCATGAGGCTCTTGGGCACCTTGGTTTGCGTGAGCGATTCCGTGAAGGCTTGGATGCTGTCCTTGAAGACATCTACCGTACCAATAAGGGCGTAGCTGCACTGGCCGACAAGTTCCTTAGTGCGAACCAAGACCTATACTCGAAGGATGAAAACCCTACTGCGCGTGCAGTAGAAGAAGTCCTTGCGTCTGCGTCGGAAGCAGGACCACTACGTGCAAGCCGGTTGGACAATTTGATGAAGTACATCAAGGACTTCGCTCGTAAGTACCTTGGCCTCGACTTGAAATTCAGCGACCGTGAGGTGCGCACCATCCTTGCTATGGCTCATGAACAAGCTCTCTCTGGTGAGGGAACTGTCATGGGTAGCTCGTCGATAATGTTTAAGACGCCTGAGCAAAATGAAGCTGACGAGAAGGTCGCAGACGCCGACGTAGCTGCGCAGGATACCATCGAGAAACATGCTACAACAACAGCAGATCGAGTCGATATAAGAAACTCACGAAGCGTACTCGGGGGTATCGGCGACATAATCAAAGGTAAGACCCTCAAGAACTGGATGGGCGGGCTTATGAGCACGACTGCTTCGAGTGGGTGGATAGGCCGTGGAGGTCTTAAATTCATGCCGACGGATGGCGTGTTAGCTTACGCAAGAACAAAACTCTTCAAACCTACGGCAGATGCGCTTGAACAGGCTGTCGATGCTGCGGATAAAATGAATGGCACCCGCGCTGCCACACGCCGCCTGTTGAACAGGACGGCAGCCGACCTTAAGAATTACCTACTTAGTGATGCAGACCCTATAATAGTTAAAGGTGAGAAGCGGAAAGCGCTCCCCGTTGCCATGGACCATGGCAACTACTACAACATAGACATGGTCAGCCTCATGGATGCCAAGTCTCGTGAAGATGCGTTTAAGACGGATCAAATCTGGCGTAGGTATACAAAGCTACTGAAGGACCCTGACCTTACTCCCGCTAAGAAGAAGGAGTTCGAGGGTAAACTTGCTCAGCGGCAAGCCGAAATTGACGGTGCCTTGGATATTATAAGCAAACTATCTGCGCAGGGACGTGCTCTCTACAAGCGTATCCGCAACATGAACCGCGACATGCAACTGCGGCGTCAGTACCTGATGGACAAACGGATCGAAAACCTACGTGATGCTGGGCTTTCCGAAGAGTCCATTTCCAAGATGGCTATTGCAATCCGGGCTGAGCAGGAGCGCCTGAACGATAAGGTTAATGCACCTAGCAAAGAAGACGCACACAAGGACTACCCTGATGTTCCGTTGGGTCTGTTCCACCGTGAATATTTTGCAAAGCGTCGCTATGGTAACTACTGGCTGCGCATCAAGAAAACTAAGTTTGGTGAACCTATCCTTAAGTTTTACGAGACCATGGCGGAGCGTGATGCCGATTGGGAAGCCGCTGCGGAAGAGTTTGGTCTCGACAAAGAAAACCAAAACCAACTGCAGATAGGTAACGACGTCGAGACGCAGTTGGGCGAAGACTTTGACGATGCAAACCCGTTCATGCAGGTGATAAACAAAATCTCAGGTATTGATGTAGATACGTTCACGGAAGCTAAGAAAAACCAACTCCGCAACGATGTGTATCAGCTACACCTAATAAACACGCCGGAAGGGTCTGGACGTAAGCAGTTTATTAAATCCAAGAACCGCCTTGGATGGAGTTCAGATGTCCTGCGCACGTTTGGCGCTACGGCTGAAGAGTATGCGTCGGATGTTGCTCGGTTACGCTATGTGCCTGAGATCGACCGTGCCCTTAACGCAGCTAAGAAGTCTATTGAGAGTGTCCCAGACACTGGGGAAGATGCTGAAGACCGGATTTCAATCTCCACCAGCGAGCGCTCTCTGGCCCTCGACTTTATAAAAACTATTCAAGATCGTATCAACGGTGAGATGGAGCCGCAACCAAACGGTCTCGCAAATAAAATCGTCCCGTGGATGAACCAGCTTGCGTTCGTGTCGTTCCTAACTGCTCCGGCTACTGCACTTGTGCAGGTTACTGCTCTGCCTATGCGCGTAGCTCCTAACCTTTGGGGTAAGTACGGAATGGCAAACACAACTCGTGCCATGGGCCGGTATATGAACGTGTTCAAAAACGCCCCTAAGTTTGAGAGTAAGGCTAAAGGCGAGCGTAAGACGTTCCGTATCCCGACCCTTATGGAGTCGAACATCGTAAAGAACAGCAAGCGGCACCGTGACGCACTGACCCGTGCGACGAATGAGTACGGCCTGATTATGCCGCTGTCGGAATTTATTATGGGTGACAAGCGCACTTCGCAGGCTGGGCTAGAAAGCAATATATCGGAGATTCGTGAAAAAACCTACGACGCTATGACGTACCTGTTCGATACGTCGGAGCAGTTGACCCGTGAAGTTGCGTTCATGGCCGCGTATGACCTTGAGTATAACAAGCTGGCCGACGCAGGTTTATCCCCTGAGGAACGGCAGAACAAGGCTGTTATCTCCGCCAAGGACACCGTGAACTACACGTTGGGTAACTATACCAACCTCAACCGGCCTCCCGTCATGAAGGGCAGTGAACTTGCCCGGGCTTTGTTCTTGTTTAAGCAGTACTCTGTTATCACCACGCGCTTCTTTGTGCAGGCAACGCGAGCTATCTTCGGTAAGAACACACCACCCGAAGAGCGCACTGCTGCTATGAAAGAAATGACAGGCGTCCTTGGTATGGGCTTCCTGATGGGCGGTGTGGTTGGCCTACCCCTCTACACACTAGGTATGATGACGCTTCAAGCGCTCCAAGACGCAACCGATGATGACGAAGATCGTAGGGAGCGGATGAAGAAGAACCCGCTAACTGCCGACAGCGTCGAAATGCAGTTCCGCTACGAGTGGTTACCTGAGCACTTCGGTCAGCCTATGACTACTGCCGCTGATGGTAAGCAGATTAAACTAAGCGACATCATCCTTAACGGTGCCGTGTCAGAAGCAACGGGCTGGAACTTCGGCTCTCGTGTGTCGCTCGACCTTGCAGGTATGTGGTTCCGTGCACCTAAGGACGCAGACACGTGGGGCCAGACAGTCAACAACGCGCTGGTGGAGAACATCCCCGGTGCGTCCGCATCGCTCAATATTGTGTCCATGGGTGAAGAGATTGCCAAGGGCAACGTGCTTAAAGGTCTTGAGGTTGGTCTTCCAGCTATGGTCCGTGCACCGTTCAAGGCGTACCGGCTCAGCGAAGAGGGTGTGCGCACCCAGACAGAGAAGATTAAACTGAAGGCGGAAGAGCTAAGCAACGCCGAGATCATTGGTGCCGCACTAGGGTTTAACCCCACGCAGGTTGCAAAGGTGCAGCAGCAGAACCGTGACGTGCTGAACAGCACCAAGGACCTACAAACGCAGAAGAGCGATTTGCTCGGTGCTTACAAACGAGCGGTGCGCCGTATCCAGAACGGTGATGCAGACGGGCAAGAGAAAGCACGTGAAGCGGTCAACGATATCATGGACTTCAATAAGAAGATTGGGAATCCGTACTACGGCATCTCCTACGCCAATATGTACAGGTCGTTGACTGGCTCTGCCGCAGAAGAAAAGTACGACATACAGGGTATGGGTCTTAACCAGATCGACTCGTACTACGCTGACCAGTTGCTTAACCCGAAATAAAAACCCCCCATCGGGGGAGGTCCGATGAGGGGTAGAGAGGTATCAACCTTGCAAGGAGCAAAACTTGCGGGGGCACATATACTCACAAACGCCAAACACGTAAACCCCTAATTCCATCTTGGACCGTCACTTTTATCAACACCTTGAGTCTAAGGCGCTTAGTGACCACAAGCAGTTGTGTTTTTGCTGCTCGGGGGTCTAGGCATGGGATGAAGATATCCGTGCCTTTCTTGAAGGCTTTCCAGTTCACATCGTAGGTGACACCCTCAATCTGCATCCTCAGTCTCCGGCACGAAGACACCCATATCAAGGAAGTCGCTGACGCTGGTATCAAACTCAATGCAGTATACGGACGGGGTCGTCATCGCCATACCCTTGGACAGACGCTTGTTGCCGGTGTCGATATAAGCCCCACACTTCTTAAAGTCTTTGATGACTTCTTTGTAGTTTATCTGCGACTTGATGCACTCTTCGCGGAAGTGCTTATGATCCACAAACAGGCGTTTAGTATCCGGCTCAAAGCGAGCATAGAGCGCACCTTTGGGTTCGTGGAGAGGTGAAGCTGCCAAGTTAGACCTACTATCTATCCCGTCATCAACGACAAGGATGTTATGGATATTGCGGTTGAGGTAGTCACCCAGTATCGCCATCGTAGATATACTAGGTGCTTCTACATCCTGCCGTGTCTCAAGGACCATGCTCGTTGCCCACGCATAGATGCGCTGCATGTCCCAGTTGATTATCTTGAGACGACGAGCAATCATACCCCCAGTTAGGTTAGCTGCTAGTTTGGCGGACCAGAAGCGTTCCCGCTGTGTCAGCTTCAATTCACGGTCAACCTTTTCCTGCACAACCTTGAGAGTACGCTTAACGTCTTCGAGATTGTTTATCACCCACTGGATGTAGATAGGCCCAGCATGGCCGTAGTTTTCAAGCAGTTGGAAGTCGAACATCTGCTTTGCGTAGTCGGTCGGGATAGCGTCGGTGGTCTCAATCTTATACTCTAGTAGGCGCATCATCTCGCCGTCGGGATGATTTTTATGCAGACCCAGCTTTTCGTAGATAGAAGCGTTGGACGAGCAAAGACTGATCGTCTGCCATGTCGTGTTGTTCGTGCGTAGCTCGTTGGACGATGCCTTCATACGGTGTTTGCCGCGCCCTTGGCTCATGTTGTAAGCCATTTCGGACAGCCCCGCCCCTGTCATGTTGGTAACTTCGTCCACACAGAACGGTAGGTTATTATGCACACCCAACTGCTGCGTCTTAGCGTTGGCAGTATCCCCCTTGATTGCACATAGGTCCTTGGGGTGGCCGTATATGCTATTCGTTGCGTGTAATAGAGTGGTCTTACCCGTACCCGATGTAGAGTGGATTACGTTGATGATCGCACCCGACTGCCCTGTAAACTTGAAGAGCGGTGCCCCGAACGCAGTCAGCACAGCAAACGCATGCGGCTCTAACCCCGGACGTCCGTACAAGTTAATAACTTCCTGCCACTTCTCATAAGAACCTTCCGCGTGTAAATGCGTCGCAAGGTCACGTGTTGCTGATGATGGGGGGCTATGGAATATACCGTCGAAGCAAACCTCGCGGTCCCCGATGATAAACTTGGTATCGTTATCAGCCCAGCCAAACTGCATACGCATAAGCTCTGCCTTCCTTTTATATTGTATCGCCTTGAGTGACATGGTCACGAACAAGATGATTTGTTTGAACTGCTTCTCGGTGGCAGCTACGCCCTTCGAAGCCAGCATCTTACGAAGCTCGGCTGCATCCCCCACTGCTTGTTTCTGCGTGATGATAAACTCACGCACACCCTCTTTGGGGAGGTGCAACCGCATGACCAAGACGTCACCCTCTTTGGGGTCAGTCATAGTCTTCACCAGATATAAGTCGTGCTCATAGACAAGGACAGGTGCCTCCTCGTCCTTTTCTGGCTTCAAGTAGATGCCGCCCTTCTTACCCCGTGTGAACGGGAACGGGTATTCGGGTATACGGTAGTCGATTGGCACATCGTCTTCACCCCCTTCAGGGACGACGTAGTTTCCATCTTCCGTCTCAGCTTCTGCTACTTCCCTACCCAGCACGATGGGGTTCTTAACCTTACCCAAGTAGGGGCAGCCGTAACAGCCCCCGGGATTATTGCGCTCAAAGGTCGCACAGTTATGCGGACCTGTGATATGCTTGGTCTTATCCACCGCCCTGTCTGGGTCGTAGTCCGGATGCCCGTGGGACATCTTCTGTATCGCAGTGTCCCTGTCTACGCAGAACTTGGCAATCGACAACGCGTCGAACCACCGGACTTCTGGTAGCGAAGCTCGTTCCTCGTAGGCAGCTAACAACTGCTGGCACCCGTCACCCTTTGCACTACGCCGCATGATCTTGGAGAAACGGGATACGTTGTTATCCTGTAGCTTCTCAAAGATGTTGCTCTTGCGCCGCTCAGGCACAACCATTTCACGCAGGGCTTCAACCCCAAGCGCCGTACGGAACTCTTCGAACTCTACCGGAGCAGCGTCAGAAATCACCGTCACCTGCTTAGGTGGGTTATCCTTAAAGTTTAATGTGCCCGGTATACGCAGGATACGCGCTACCTCGAACACGGCGGGGTCTACATAAAAGTTATGCGTGACGCATAATGCAGAAAGTCTGTTTGCTACGGGTTCCCACTCTTGGCGGGTTATGTCTTGGGTCAGTGGCCAGTATGCGTGTATACCGCGTCCTGAGTTAACGATGAGGGGTATTGGCAACCCAACCGTTTTGCAGAACTGCCGAAGTGCGGCTAACCCTGCGTCTTGGTCGATGTAGCCATCTGGCCTCCCCGTCTTCTCGCTGACCACGGCCTTTGCTTCACCGCAGTCAATGTCCACCCAGAACGACCGGAGAGCTTTGACGTTCTCCTTCTGCCTGTTCTGTTCCGTCTCATATTTGGCGACACCAAAAAATACGTTGCGACCTTCCGCAACATACTTCTCTGTAAGCGTGTCTACCTCTTCCCTAGTAGCTACAAGTTTTTGCCTTACGTCACGTTCACCCTTGATACCGAGTACGGCAAACCAACCATCAGCTGGCTGCACGACACTCATTAGGTCTACGTGATTCATTGTATAGTCCACTATCGCAGGAAATACCTGCCGGTTGATCTCTCTTGCTGAAAATCAAGACCCAGTGGTCTCGCCGAGGTCGTCCATCCACTTTAGCATCGTGTCGATATGCTGCTCATGTGGGTTAGTCTCTCCGCAGAACCACTGGTATATCGTCTGACGGGTAACCCCTAGGGTACGAGCGGCTTCTTGAACCGAGATATCCCGGTCCAAGCAAACGCGCCCAAGCTTTACTCCTAGTAAGTTACCGTCAGCGTTCCTGATCGCGTCAGCTACTTTGATTGTGTAGCCCTGCGACATAGGTCAGTCCTCCGCCCATTCGCCGAGCAGGTCCGAGAGACCCTTATCCTCCACGGGAGCATCGACAACAGCAGGTTTCTTAACAGCGCGCTTAACCGGCTCCGCTGCTTCTTCCTCTTCTGGCTCGTCAAACAGCGTTATCTTGGGGGCTTCGATGGCCTTTACTGGCTGTGCCTTGGCACCATCCACTTCGGAAGTGGTAAGCTGGATATAACGCTGGGCTTCGCCGCTGGCATAGGCAGCATCAATAAGGTCGGACTCATCCTGCGTCAGATGGCGTACTGCCTTGAACTTAAGGGTCAGCGTGTCAGCGTCGAGGTCATACATGACCTTTGTCACCACCGTGTCAGGTGCTTCGCCGTTAGCCTTAAGGTAGTTGCAGTAGCTCTCGAACGGATGCTCGTTGCCGATACCCTTACCGAATAGCGACTTAGCAGCAAAGCTCATCTGGTAGATGTCACCAGTTGGGTCACCCTCAACCAACGCAGCGATGCGGCGTTTGAAGCGGCAAGCCTTACCACGGCCTTTGGAACCAGAACCATCAATGTTCATAGCACATGTAGCGCAGCCAGAACCCTGCCGGTTAGGAGCCTTAGCATCCGGAGTGCGGCCATCAGCAGACCAGCAATCAGGTAATGAGGCTTTACCGTCCGGATCGTAATCAGATGCGTAGTACTCACGCGATACATCCTTGAGCATGTCAACGACGATAATGTTAATCTCGTGCGGGACAGCCTTACCAATTTGCTCACCGTTGACGACACGCTTGAATGTGCCGTTGGTATTGGTGGCGATGCGGCGTAGGCTACTGCCAGAACCAATCTTATCCGCCAGCCGCGACTCGCGTTTGACGGTTGGTAAGCTGCTTTGGTCTTCGAAAATTGTTATGTTGCTCATAGTGTCTCTCACTTATTGGAGGGTTTACGTACAGTGATAGCGTACTTGTTATCAATCTGTAATCCAGCAGGGTGCTGTTCGGGGTTTTCTTCAAGAAACTGCTTCATGTTCCCGTTGTGGATACGTTGCTCTAGGAGAAACGGGGCATCATTATCCTTGATGAAATTGTACATGGTGGCCCAGTCCGTGGTCCAGTAGCGGGATTTAACCCTACGGGTCACGGTGCCTTCCGCAGTGCGAAGGCTGTCTAGGTTCTGGTCATTACATATTTTAAGCAGCTTGTCGGAGACCATCTCAAGCTTTTCCTTGAGTACCCCGATCTCTTTCGCATGTTCTGTTTCGAGGTCTTCGATAGCTGAACGAATGCGACGGTAAACTGCTACCAGCTTATCGGCTGGTATTACTTCCTCTTCCATATTTTGCTCCTTATGGTTGGTACTTGGTATTAAGCTTCACACTATACAGTGTCAAGCTCTTTAAGATATTTTTCTTCGATAAACATCGTCCTAGCGTGGGGCGTTTCAACAAAGGGTTTGCATTGGTAGTCATGGCCGTGTGTGTTGTATGAAGCCACATCCACTACCGTAAAACCCTCAGGGTAGGTTAGGGCGTACGCCTTCTTAGTGCAGCCAGTAGCCCTAAGGTGTAGGTTATCTTGTATCTCAACACGGTCGCCTACCTTAAACTTGTATACCGGTGGGCGCTCAAACATTGTATTCTCAGTCATTTTATTCCTCCGTCATCTGTCTATATAAATCTATGATACGTTCGTGGTTGTTTATATTGCCGCGCAGCATTGAGTACAACCTGTCCTCAACCTCACTGCCTCGTATGTGCACAATAGTCATAGCGTTTTTCTGCCCGGGACGATTGATACGAGCGTTAGCTTGCAGATAGGTCTCAACTGATGTCACTGGTGCGTACCAGATGATTGTATCTGCTGCCGTAAGCGTAAGCCCATGCGATGCAGCCTGTGGCTGGATGAGCAGCACATGGGGGTTCTTTTTGGTCTGGAACTCGGTGACAATATCCGTACGTTTGTTGACCGAAACCTTACCGTTGATGACATCGCAGGTGATGCCTTCCTTTTGCAGCTTAGCCCGTAGCAACTCGATAGTGTGCGTGAACGGCACAAAGACCAGTACCTTGCTCGTAGCCTCGGCTATGACTTCCAGCACGGCGTTCAAGCGGGTGGACACATCGAACTCTATGACCTCGCCAGTGTCCGAATACACCGCACCTCCGCTTATCTGGAGTAGCTTGTTGATCTTGACCGCTGCGTTTACTGCGCTGACTTCTTCACCCGCTGCCTCAAGAAGCATCTCGGTCTTAAGCTGCTTGTAGTACTTGGCTTGCTGCACGGTGAGAGGCGCGTCACGGTCTAGGTAAGTTACATCCGGTAGGTCGAGACAGTCTTTCTTTTCGAACCGAATGGCTGGCTGTAGCATCTTATGCACATAAACATCGGAGCCGGGTTTAGGGGTCCACTTGAACTTCGTCACCGGATACATCGTCTCAGCACGGAAGTGGCTGTAGTACTTCGGCGACTTCTCTGGGTTCACGAGCCGTGCCAAACCATACGCGTCCAGTGGGCTTTGCGCTGCTGGCGTACCAGTAAGCATCCACAACCGGGGTCCAGTCTCCTTGACGATCTCGTTCAGTATCTTCCAGCGGTTGGTCTGCACATTCTTATATGCGTTCGCCTCGTCCACCACGATCAGGTCAAACCCACCGTTGATGATGTCATCCTTGATGATAGCCAGCCCGTCAAAGTTAACGACGACGAACTCTGCGCCAGCGGCGACAATCTTCTTGCGGGTCTTAGCATCGCCGTGAGCCACGCCGCATGAGCGGTGCATAGCAAACTTGAACAAGTCCTGCTGCCATGCTGACTTCATTATCGACAAGGGGCACAGCACCAGCACACGCTTAATCTCGTTGCGCTTAATCAAATAGTCTGCTGCCCAGATGACGCTGGCTGTCTTACCTGTACCCTGCTCGTTGAAGCAGAAGGCGCGGTCGTATAGCGTCAAGAAGGACGCTGTTGTTTTCTGGTGCTCAAACGGAGTGAGCTTCCCAGTCCATGCGTAATCCCGCAGGATCGGTGAGGGTATGTCCTTATGCTCAAGCAGCGCAAGGGTTTGGGCTTCCTCTAGCCCCCATCTAACTAGCACTTTGTATTTGCTCCCGTTGGTCGAAACTACCGCGCTCTTTGTGATGCTGTCGGTAATCAGGTTGGGTTCCGCTGTCTCAATGAGCAGCGCTTTGTTTTCAACTATCTCCACGCTTCTTTCGCTCCCGCTTGCTGACCTCGGATATAAGGTTGCGCTTGCTGTCCCTAGCAAACGAACGGTTCTTGGCTGCGCTTTCTACACGCACACCTGACTTGTTCGAGCCGCCTTTGTCGAAGGCTACCTTATGTGCAACGTCCTTGCCATCACCCTTCTTGACCTTACCGGCCTTCATCAGCTTGGCACGGGCGGCGTTACGCGCAGCGCGGTTCTTCTTCTGCTCTGGCTGCGCCCCGTAGGCTGCGGCAGTGCCAGTATACTTGCGGTCCTTAGGGTCTTTGTATGGCATTACCGGTTCCTCTTAGGTTTCCAATGTGCGCATTCTACCACAGGACACCAGCCGCATAAAGGGCCAGACTTCGGATTGAACACGCCGTTCTCAAGCGCATCGTTAAGGTTCTCAAGCTGCGTATCAAACACGGACAGATACTGATCCATCTTCTCCCTTACGTGTACTTTCTTAGGGAACTCATTTGATACGACGTATAGCAGACCGGATTTAATCTCTTGCACCTGCGGGTAGTGTACGAAGATAGCACCAGCCATCAAGTCAAGCTGCTTCATGTCGGCGTACTTGGCGTTCTTACCCGTCTTGTAGTCGAGCAGGTGAGCCTTTTCGCCGTTGACAATCAGCAAGTCGATGATGCCGCGATACCATACGTCCTTAGCAAAGAAGGTGGTAGGCTCGTAGCCAGTAGCCGTCTTCCTTACACCTACCTTCATCTCGGTACGCTTGTCACCGGAGAAACCGGCAAGCCGTTCCACAATAGGTCGCATGTACGCAAACTTATCGGGGACAGGCTTGCCATCTCTGATGAACTCTTCGGCAGCTAAGTGTACAGCGGTCCCGTAATCAGCGGCTTCTCCCGGCTCATCCTTGATGTCCTTCACAACCTTGAGGTGGAAGTATTTCTTCGGGCATTGCTCGAAAGTCTTGATACTGCTGTAGGACCACGCTGTCATGTTATCTGATTTTCCCTTGGATACGGTCAGCCACTAATGTAGCATATCCCGCTATATCAATCCAGCTATCTAGGTGATTTGGGTTGCCATGCACGATGCGGCTTATCTTAGTCGCAATCATATCCAACGCCTGTAACTGATCGGGATACAGGTGCACTTCGTTACGGGCCACTGCATTGTGCATGATGCCCTTAATCCTGATAACCGTATCCGAAGATTGCATGAACGAACCGTACTGTTCCGCCCTTGCATCTAAGACCTTACCCACTCCGCTTACTTCGGGTTCGGGTTTGGGTTCGACTTTCACCGTAGCAGGACCGCGGGGAACCTTACGCTCCATTTCGCCATTGCGTCCTTGCCTCCCTTGCGAGGCTGTAACTGCCGCTTCGATAAACGTCTCTTCGGAGACACCCAATTCTTCAAGCGTGAATGTTTCCTGCGTCAGCTTGTTCTTCATTGCGTGTACGTAACTATCGCTAACAAGTAGACGCTTTTTGATCTGCTTGGGGGTATAACCCTCCTTCAGCATCTTTATAATCATATCTGCTTTGGTACTTTTTCTAGCCATTTCGTTTGCTCCTTTATGGTAGGCGTTGTGCCGCTTTAGTAAAATCTTCGTAGTGCTTACGACATAGATACAGCATAGTATCTTCGACGGTAAACTGGTTGAAATCCAGAAGCCGTTCGTGGTCATGAGTGCATCCGGCAACCCCACACTCTACTGGTACGACTATCGCCACAGGGCGTAGCACTTCTATTTCTAGCGTCATTGTTTGCTCCTCATTTAAGATTGCCACCACTCTGCAAGAGGTCACCGCCATACTCATACGTGCCTACATGGCGTAGCTTGATGAACGGGTGGGCGTGTATTTTGCCGCCGTGCTTACGCCACAGCTCACAAAAATGGTAATCTTCGCTTAGCAATGCACCGCTATCGTCGATGCTGGTAGCGAAAAACTCATGGGTTAACGGCTTC